CTCGCCCAGGATGGTCGTCGTGTCACAATGAGAGCAAACACCATGGAACTCGAAAAGATTAACGTGGGTGAACGAGTAATTCGTTCTGCTGCTCAAGGTGTCGGTGACTACACCAATAGTGGTGCTACATTCAGCAAAGTTGAACTTACAACCAAGAAGATTCGTCTAGATTGGGAAGTTACTGCTGAAGCACTCGAAGATAATATTGAAGGGGCTGCGCTTGAAGATCATCTAGTTCGCTTGATGACCAACGCATTCGCTAACGATATTGAAGACCTCGCTATTAATGGTGATGGTTCAACTGGTAACTTCCTTTCAATTATGAAGGGATTCGTCAAGAAGCACAAGGACAATGGAGATTCGCATGAAGTTGCGTTGACTGTTGCTGATAATGCTTGGACACCAGAAAAGATGCAAGAGATTATTCTAGGCATGCCACGTAAGTATCGTGCCCTTAAGAATAACCTTAAGTTCTATGTAGGTACAGACACATTTGCTGGTATCGTTAAGCATAACGGTACTCTTGCTGATGCAATTGCTGAAGCAATGGGTAATCGTGTTGCTGGTACTGCTGCAAACCGTCAAGCATACCTTGATGGAAACGGCCAGACATTCGGCGGAGCACGTACAACACGTGTTCTCGGAATTGATGTCCAAGAAGTTCCTTACTATCCAGAAGGATATGTCGATTTGACATTCCCACAGAACCGTGTATGGGGCTTCCAGCGTGATATCGTCGTCAACCGTGAATACAAGGCGAAGAAGGACACAATTGAATACACAGTATTCGTCCGCTTCGGTATTCAATGGGAAGAAGAAGACGCAATTGCGTGGGCAGATGCTGCTTCAGACTCATAATCTGTAAACAGTAACCTTTGAGAGGGGGCAGGGGCTAGATCTCCTCCCCCTCTTAACTTTTTAGTATTCTGTTATAATAGTAACAAGGAGGTAAATAATGGAAGAAAATAATTTTAATAATGAAACTTATGAAGCACCAATAGAAAATATTGTTGCTCCAGAAGCACCAGTAGAGGTATCAATTGAAGAACCAGTCGTAGAGGCTTTTATGCCAGAAACCAAGGTTGAAGAAATTGCTCAAGAAAATAGTATTGAGGCATCTATCTCTGCTCCTGAACCAGAAGTTACTGCTATCACTTCAAGTGATTTAGCAAGTTCTTCTACAGAGCAGGCTTTAGGCTCTGTGGCTAATGGCATTATTGGTGTAACAACAACAGTAAAGCAAGAAAAGCCAAATAAACAACCATACAATAAGGTTTGTATTTATTCTCAAAAGAACATTCATGTTCCAGGTTTGGGCAAACTACTTCGTGGATATCAGATGCTTGATAAGACTATTGCTGACCAATGGTTAGATAAGCCATATGCAAGAATCGCAACTCCAGAAGAAGTTGCAAGGGAGTTTCGTAAGTAATGCAAGTTTTGAGAGTTCCACCTTATCCTTTAACAACCAAATGGGATTTACCCATTGCTAATTACGATTATGTAGTTTATGTTGAGGATCTGGTGGATCACTCATTTGAAGAAATAGAACTATCTTCAGATTCAAATGGTAGACTTATTTATGAACTTCCTATATCAAAAATACAATTTGATAGAGATTTTTTAATTAGATTTTATGATACAGAAAAAGAACATATTTTATTTGAAAGTGATTTAACAATCACACGCCCATATGTTAACCCAGCAGACATGGGGACCACAGCAACTGAGATTAATGAATATACAATGTACGAACTTGTTGCTAGATCTATAATTGATACATATGTTGGTGATGGTTTTTATAACCATAAGTTAGTAATTAACACAACTGGAAATGGTGCAGATTATTTTCCTATTTGGCACGATGCCAATAGAGTATTGAAGGTTTATGAGAATGATATTTTAGTTTATGATATTGATAATGAAAATAATTATGAACAAAAATATAAAATCTTGTTAGATAACTCTGCTATTTATAAAATTGATAAGGCAACCGAGGGCGAAGAAAGAAACAGAACAGAAAACAATATTACAAAGATTGCAACCGCACATGGAGATCTTGGATATGTTGCCTATGTTCCAACAGATTTTCCAAAAGGCGTAGATTATACTTTCATTTTAGATGTCGGCTATCGTGCAGTGCCAGCAGATGTTGAAGTGGCAACAAAGATGTTGATAGATGATATCAAGTGTGGTAAGTTAGATTACTACAAGAGATATATCTCAGCATATAATACAGATCAATTTAGAATTCAATTTGATAAGAATATGATGTCTGGAACTGGTAATCTTATTGTCGATAAGATACTTGAGAAGTATATTAACTCAATCACTAAGCCAGGAGTTCTATAATGATTTGCGAAGAAACAGACTTCGCATTTCCGATGCAAGCAGATGTATATCATCCAATTGTTGAGCAAGGTGCATACGGAGAAGTCAAAAAGACCTGGATTTTAGATAGAACAATAGCCTGTTCGTTTGCTTCTGCAGGCACAGCGTTTAAAGAAGAAGTAACCCCTAACATAAATATTACTCAGGAGAAGTTACTGCTTGGTCGATGCAAGTCTGATATTAGAATGTCAAGTATGGAAGCAAGAAACTCAATAACCAATGTTATTATTACCAACATTCGTGATAAAAACTGTAACGAAATATACAAAGAGACATCTGGTCCTCGTGCAGGCAAATCTACTATTTTTGAAATAGCAACCCAGGACCCATTTGCAGGTCCATTTGGCAATGTAGAATATTATAAGTTAGTTGTTCGTAGGTCAGAAAATCAGGCGGTAGATGTATGATCGCTTTAAAGTTTGACAATAAAGTTTTTAAAAAACAGATGAGTAACCTAGTAGATTATTCTATAGGATACCTAGATGGTATGGAATTAGGTAAGCAAGAGTTTTTGGTGAACCTAGGTCAAGATGTGCAGGATATAGCGTATCAATTTATCGATGCTAATGCCAGAGTAAGTCCACAAACTTTACACCATGTTTACGAATGGTATCAGACAGGAAGCCCAAATGCAAGATTGTTTGATATAGACTATAGAGTTAGTAACCTAGGTTTGTCATTTATAACTTCATTTAAACAATCAAGAACTGTAAAGAGCGGATCTACTGTTCCATTTGAAAATAAAGCAAGCATTATGGAAAATGGAATTAGCGTGACCATTAGGCCAAGAAATTCTGAAGTATTAAGGTTTGAAGATAACGGCAACATTATTTATACCAAGAAGGAAGTTGTTGTAGATAATCCTGGCGGAATAACCCAAGGACAATTCCAAAATACATTTGAAAACTTCTTCCGTAATTATTTTACACAGTCATTTTTAAGATCAAGTAAACTAAAGCAATATTTTTCTAATCCAGTAAGTTATAAGAGAAACCTGCCTGCAGGTGTTAAGGTCGGTAAGTCTGCTGGTATTCGTGCTGGCTATCGTTGGGTAGCAAATGTGAGGTTAACATAATATGGCTATTTCATATCCACCAGTATTTGTAAATGATTATTTGGCAGAAAAAGGCCTATTGTTATTTAACAATGCTGTTAATTTTTTCCCATCAGGACCAAATACAATCGAACAGGTTCAGAATAATGGAATAGATTTCTTTTGTGTATATGACCGAATGTTTAGGATGCGTAGAAAGGCTTTCCCACATATTAAGGATGAGCAGTTATTATATTATTTTTATTCTGGTGGAGAAAATCATCAAGCAAACCTAATAGAAAATACACAACTAGTTCAGGATCTTCTCGATAGGGGAGATGAATCTGGTCAAGAAGTCAATGCTTGGCTTCAGAGCAAATTAAACGAAGATGGACTGTATGTCAAAGGAAACAAGTCATTCCTTCCAGTCTATTTCCATGAGTTTACAATATATCAGTTAGAAGAGGCACGGGATATAGTCGATTTCGGCACGGCCAGAACATATGCGGGAAATAAGATAATCATCAGTTACTGCTACCATACCGTCGGGGAAGGTCAAAATGCAGATGGAAAACGCACATACAACGGCACAATAATTTCATAAAAGGCTGTTATACTTATCAATGAGGAAACACGCCTTTTAATTTCTAGAAAAATAAAGAGGTGAAATAAATGGCTCTAGGTAGTTCAAGTAATATCATCGTAGGTGCAGCCCAACTTTGGGTGCATAAGGCAGGACCTTTGGGAGTTGGCGGACAGCCAGCATTCGCATCAGGTACTAAGTATGCAACCACAATGGACGCTGACACTGATTTCCGTAACGTAGGTTACACAAGCAATGGTTTGGAACTTCAATTCCAACCAGATTTTGGTGAAGTAACTGTTGATCAGATTCTTGACGTTGCTAAGTTATATAAGCAAGGCATGCAGGTAAATCTTAATACAGCATTCGCTGAATCTACATTGGAAAATCTCGTTGTTGCAATTGCAGCATCTGAAGATGATCTCAATGCAGGTGTATTAGATCTTCGTGCAGGTAATCTCGGTGAATGCCCACTCGAAAGAGGACTAGTTGCCGTTGGCCCTGGAACAGGTGATTGCGAGGAAGGTTCTAACAAAGAAAGAATCTACGTTGCATATCGTGCACTCTCAATTGAGAGCGTAACTGTGTCAGCAAAGCGTGATGAGGCTACAATGTTTGAAGTCTCGTTCCGTTTGCTTCCAGAAGACGGTGGCTCATACGGTAAGATCATAGATCGTACTGTTTCAGTATAATACAACTTAATAACAGATAGCCCAGACCCTTGAAAGTCTGGGCTTTTCTGTTTGGTATAATAAAGTGTGGCTACAGAAATATACAAAATACAAGAAAA